AACTATCATTAATAGAAAATATTTTAAGAATATCCATTTATATTATATATAGTAAGCATTTGTTTATATCATTTTAGACAGTTAACAATTACTTAAAACATATATATGTGTTCATTTAATGTCAAATTCATATTTTGTTTTAATCTTTTCTTTAAATATTTCTAATTGTTCTTCCAAGTTATAATCATCTGGTAAGACCATTCTTAAATTTAATCGTTTACCTTCATTGTCTTTTTTATCAAATATTAAATGTGGTTTTTCTCTCTCTACTTTAATAGTTATATGTTTTGGTAACGTATCGTCTTTTATTGATGGATAAATATCATTTTTTAAATCTTCTACTACTTTATTTATTGTTGCCAATTTTTGTAGGATAGGTATTTTATTAGATTTAGTGCCAATCCATATTTTATCTAGTTTGGGATGTTTTTCTATTTTAAAAAATTCTCTACTCTTTTTTTGTTCTTTATCTATGTATTCATGATAATAATTTACATATTTTCCCATCATATCTTGTGTAATCCCTTCAGGCAATGGTTTTGCATTGTGTTTTCTAGCACGTTTTGTTTCTTCTTTTATACCTTTGCTATTTTGCTCTTGTTCTTTTCTAGTAGCAATTCGTAAATTTGTAAAACAATTATTTTTTGGATTTTGATCAATATGGTCAACACTTATGTCTTTAGTTCCCTTACCATTTCCATAACAACCTGTAATAATTTGATGAATGTATAAACCAGTTGTACAACAAATATATCCGCTTTGATCAATATAAAATGTTATTTTTTTATGATTTAATTTTTCATAATCTAGTATTTTCTGATAAGATTTATCACATAATTTACATAATGTATCTTTTTCACAATACATCACTAATTCTTCTTCCCCTGTTTCATTTAATACTTTCCATAGGGGATTTTTCATTACATACGCATCATTTCCCAACCCAATATAATGACCCTGAATATAGTCGATTATTTTATAGTTTTCTTTCATAATAGAGTGATATTGATGAAATATTTCTACATTTGATTTTCGCAAATCATATTCATCGTCGTTTTTAAAGATGTATGTAACATTGCTTGAATTAAATTCAAATATAAATTCTAATAATGAATAGCGTTTGTAATTATTTAAATAGGACGGGTACTTATCATCGTCATTTATAAACGAGAATTTTTTATCAAATTTTAAAAATCTGTTAAAATGTTCGAAATCAACAAAATATTTTTTACTATTATTAAAATCTAATACTCCACATAATAATTGAGTATCGATATAGGTTGTAACCTTCATATTTGTATTAATATGTTCTGTATGTGTATCTATATAACTACATGATTTTTGTGTTTCAATTTTACATTTTTTAGTCTTGTAATAATTTAACGAGAACGGACTAGTATTCATATTATATTACATATAGTATGAATGTCTTTAAATAGTATTTTGTAATTAATGATTTTAAACCACCCATCACGCTCAATTGGAGTACGCTAAACCACCCATTCCCGACATGACCCGAAGTACGTTATAATTCGTGGCGTACACGCGCACCTTCGCCGTGTTGGTACCCGCAACCGTGTTGTTCGACAACACCAGCTGAAGCGTGGCGTTATCAATGCGCGAGAAGTTGCACGTGCCGGACGGCTGGTGCTCTTCGGGGCGCAGGGCAAACGAGTAGACGTTGATACCCGTGTCCGGGTTGCGAGTGTGGTGCTGGTACGGCTGGACGAGGTCGAAGTAGGTACCTTCACGCTCCGAGAAACGATCCTGACCGTTGAGCTGCAGCTTGGCAGTCACAACGGGGTTCTCACCCCAGCAGTGCATGTCCAGCGATGTCTCCGTAAGGACGAAGATACCGGCATCAGAGACGAGCGATTCAGCACCATTGTTCCCAGCCTGGTTGGGGTCATAACCGACGCTAGCGGTCCAATTTAGAGTACCAATCCAATCTTCCGCAAGACCATCTTGAAACAGACCCGACGCACCGATAAACGAACCAGTGGTTGCGGCAACCGACTGCGCACCTCCGAACGACATGATCGAGTTCGGGAGTGCATCAATGGCATCCGTGTAATTGAAGGGCTGGGCCCCCAACGTTCTGTACAGCGTGGTGTTGCATACCAGCGACGAACAATAATCGACGTTCGCATCGGGCTGGACAACAAACACCAACTCTTTGCAGGGGTGGTTAAAGTTCAACTTGATCTTGTTCGAAGATGAACCTACCGACTCATCACCCGTAAACTGAAGCTGCTCGATCAGGTATTCATGGGGGTTCTGGGCCATCCGTCTGCGCTCATCCGTGTCGAGGAACACGTAGTCGACATACAGCGACGCAGCGACCAGCGACTGGTTGTACGCATTGGTGACTTTCAGCTGACCGGACGAGGGGTTAGCGGCAGTACCACTGCAGTTGATGCTAGACACGGCCCACAGGCACTCATCAATCGGGCGAATATCGAGATTAATTTTGACTTCGTGGTACTGAAGAGCGATCAAAGGCAGAGCAAGACCGGGATTGCGGCAATACCAGAACTGAAACGGCACATAGAGGGTAGTTTCAGGGAGCGAATTGCGAGGAGTGCACACCTGAGCGGGTGCACTGGAGGCGCAAGGGCCATCCACATCGGCAAACGACGGATCCGTCAAGAACGTCAGGGCAGTCGTGTTGCCGACCATCTTGAAGTAACCACGCTCCTGCTCTTTGGTGAGCGTGAGCTGATTCCACAGATGCATCCAGTCACCATACTGCCGATCAATGCGTTGACCACCGATTTCAACTTCCACCTGCGAGATCATCTGCTCACCTGGAAAGTCGAGCCAGCGAGCGAACACGTGGTTTCCGACAGAGCCGTTATTAGTGCCATTAGCCGTGTTGGCCAGCGACTGACCAATTTCAGGCAGCGTCACCTGCAGATAGGTGCGGTAAGCCAAATCACCATTGCGACTGATCGTGCACGTCACACGGCGACCGAAATCCGCCTGTCCGTTGAACGTCTGTTCGATCGACTCCATCGCAAAGTTGGTGTAGCGACGGTAAGTCACCTTCCAGAAGGTGATCTGAGGGTTGCCCGTCAGGTAAACATCTTGAGCGCCATAAGCTACGAGTTGCATAAGTCCTCCTCCCATTGTTATAATATTGCTAAAGAAAATAATTTTAAGAATATATATTTAATTCCGCAAAATGTGGGCTCTGTCCCCAGATTTAAGCTAAAATTGCCGATTTAAGCTAAAATTTGCCGTACAAACCCTCTTAATTTAATCTAGAATTGCCCTCTTACACCATTTTATTTATATCCATATTTGCCTCTATAAATTTACGTAAGTAACTCTCTAAATAAACTTCTTTTTTGCCTTCGTGTTTTTTTGAAAAAATATATTTATCGTCATTTTTCTTAACACTCCATCCTGATTCAATGGCATTATAGACAAAAGCCATTTTTTGAATTTTAATAAAATCTAAATTTAAATTAGCAGGAGTTTCGATATTTATTATATTCATATCTATTAAAAATAGAGTAGAAAACATTCATATTTTTCAAACCAACTCTGTTAAATATATTTTAATAAATTATATATTTTAATAAATAAAAAATTAAGATATATTGCTAAAGTTTATAGTGTTAAAATTTATAGTGCGTATAAAAAAAACAATTAAGATATTTATATTTCAAATTAAATAAATAACTCTAAACTACTATATAAATATTAATAATGCCAATTTTTAAACCAAAAAATACCAAAAAATTAGAAATGTCGAGAAAAACTTCTACAACATTGGATGGAAAACATACAGAAATTACAGAGTCTATTAAATTAGAACAGACAGAACTGTTACCATCTTTAAAGCAGCAAAAAAAAGAAATTTTTAATAAGTTAAAAAATACAGAAACTAAAATAACTATTGAAGAACGACTGGAATTAAAAGATAAATTAACTGAAATAAAAGAACAAATAAATCAAATACATCGACGGGAAAAGGAGTACCTTTTGAATAATTCACATTTTATTTTTGAATATTTTGAAAATAAGAAAAAAATAGCTGAATGTACAAATAAAACAACTATATTGGATACATTTTTTAATAAAAAAAATGATGATCAAAAAGAATCGATTTCGAATGAGAGAAAAAATATACAAAAGTATTTAACCAATGTAGATGACAGTTTTTTAGATATTAATAACTTTGTTCAACAGACAGATATATGTCGTGACTGTAATAAAGGCGAAATGATACCAGTTGAGCATGAAGGTATACTCGTATGTAATGCATGTTCCAAAAGTATACCGTATCTAGTAGAAAACGAAAAACCATCCTACAAAGAACCACCCAAAGAAGTGTGTTTTTATGCATATAAACGAATAAATCATTTTAGAGAAATATTGGCACAATTTCAGGCGAAAGAAACTACACAAATTCCTGATGAGGTTATTGTGAATATTAATCTACAAATTAAAAAGGAACGAATTAAACTGTCGCAAATAACCAATAAACGCGCCAAAGATATTCTTAAAAAATTGGGCTATAATAAATATTATGAGCATATTCCATTTATTAAAGACAAGCTAGGTATTAAACCGCCAATTATGAGCGCAGAACTGGAAGATACATTATGTAATTTATTTATGGATATACAAGGACCGTATGCGAAATATTGCCCTGATGACCGTGTTAATTTTTTAAATTATTATTATACCGTTTATAAATTATGTGAATTGTTGGACCAGCAACAATTTTTGCCTTATTTTCCAATGCTTAAAGATCGTGAGAAAAGGATTGAACAGGATGAAATTTGGCGTAATATATGCGATGAATTGGATTGGGAGTATATACCGACCATCTAAGAGGGGAGGGGCACGCCCCCTCTTGCACCCCGTGAGGTCACCTAGCGGCGACCTCTAATTAAGTTTATTAAATATTTAATTTACGTAAAGTTATAATAATAATATAAAAATTTATATCATTATTTATACGACATCATTATTTATACGACATCATTATTTATACAACATCATTATTTATACGACATCATTATTTATACGACATCATTATTAAATTTAACAAACGGGGGTCAGGGGGTCACGACCCCCTTTAGAAGGCACGCGGAAATCCCACCAGATTAGCACCAATACCAAAGCCAGCACCTGATCTTGCACTCACACCCATGCTAGGAACATAGGTATCCAGAATGCTAAAGGTGGCTGCGGCAGTTAAAGCAATCAGTGTAATTTCATCCAAGTTCAACGAGCGCTTGGGGATGGCAAAAGCTGCGATGGCCACCATCAGACCTTCTACTAAATATTTAATTGCGCGTTTGACGAGTTCACTAAAATTCAAAGAGTCGGTGAACATTGTTATAATAAATATATAGAAAAAAAACTCAACCTTTTAAGAAACAATTTTTCGCCGTGTAAGCGAAGCAATTGAAACAAGTTTAAAAAGCGTGGCAAAACCGATGCGAATTTTAAAGTTATTTATACTCTATAAATTTACTCGGTTTTTGGTCCAACCTTTTCTTAAAAGGTTGTTTATATCTATAAAAAAATAACTTAAAACCTATTGGTTTAATAAACATATATAATGTCTACCTTCTCTAAAGATTCTACTTTGGCGGCGCCGAATGACGTAGAATTCAAAACACGCGCAGATGGCTCGCCAAATCCTAAATATATTGATTTGCTCGATGAAGATAAGCAAGTTGCTGGGCAACGATTTGTCTGTGTTTCATTTATTTCTCCAGAAAAAGTGATTAAACAACGGGAAATGTATAATTTTCAAGACTTCCTAAAGCAATGGGATATGCACAAGTCTCTGGAAAAGTTTAACCAATTTTTGAGTTTTTTATCTTATAAATACACTCTTAATTTTGACCATTTGACTAAAGACCTTCAAGAATTTTGTGTTGAAGAAAAACCAAATCTATTTACTTCCACACTGGAAGACGAGTTTAAGAATTTTATGGATATAAATGAGACACGTTTAGAAGACGAGTTTAATACAAAACATAGTTTTCAGACCAGTGTAAGAGGTCTTAAAGTACGAGGTTCTTATCCTAGTCAACAAGAGGCGGAATTGCGCTGCAAGATGTTGCGTGAAGTCGACCCAAATCATGATGTATATGTTGGACCTGTGGGTACATGGATGCCCTTTCATCCAGAGTCTTACAAGACCGGACGGGTAGAGTATATGGAAGATGAATTGAATCAATTGATGCATGAGAAAGATAAGAACGAGAAGAGTGCAAAGGTTGATTTTGAGAAGCGTGTGCGTGAAAGCAAAGAAAAGGCAATGCAAGATAATATTAAAAAGGCTCAAGAATCAGGTAACGTTCTCACTCAGACGATTAATGAACAAGGGCAGCTTATTAGTGTTAAAGATATGAATACGACAGAAACAAATATACAATTTGATAGTGGTGGTGCCAGCACTTCTGCTGATATTCGGAGAGCTCTTTTCGAGGGAGAAAATGTAGTTATTGATTTTAAGAATTCTGATCACGGACTAGGTCGGCTAGAATCTGTTTCAGAAGAGGTTAAATCACAAATAAGAGGCGATGCAATGGGCGATGCCCCTTAAAAACCCCATTCACCCCTTAAATGAAAGATAATAAACAATATTTTAATTTTACTTAAATAATATTAAAGTTATTTAAGTAACATGTATCCAATAAAAACGATAATAAATAAATGTCATGTTCATGAATGTCATAAGAAACTATCTATGACAGACACCATAACAGGTAAATGTAAATGTGGTAATACGTATTGTTTAATACATCGATTATCCGAAACCCATAATTGTACGTATAATTTTAAAAAAGAAATTGATGTGGCTGGTTTTATTAAAAAAAATAAAAGTGATGTTCACAAGATAATTAAACTATAAAAGGGGGCGTGCCCCTTTGAAACCCCGTAAAAAAGGGGCGTGCCATTGAACGTTTCTATGGGGTTTCAAAGGGGCGTGCCCCTTTATTTATTAATCGGACAATTATCTAAACTAGCATAGCAATGTTGTCCGGCAGGGCATTCAGAGTCCTGTCCACCTGGACATTGACCACTGCATTTCGTGTTTGCAGTTGACCAATCGGTCCCACAGTAATTACGTTTTGGTGCGGGTGGTTGCGTGTTCCATATAATATAACCACCGGGTGTAATACCAATATTATTAATATTTAATTTTGCCCAATCTGTATCATATGGAATCGCAGGTAATACTTTATTTTGAATAGATTTCAATGCTGATAAATCAGTAGTTTCCAGAGTAGTTCCTTGTGTATATAATTGCGGTGAAATATAATCAATGTTTTTATCATTTATCCAGGCATTTATCAGATTCATGCCTTGCCCAGATCCCTGTTGACACGACCACGGCACCAAATGACTCATTGTTACAATAACCATTAAACCAGCTGCTTTACATTTCGCAAAACAATCGGCAAACAGCTTTACAAAATCAATATTAGGAGTACATACTTCAACATCAAAACACAGCCCATCCCAACCTGCCTTTTTAAGTTCAGCTAATTTACTATTAATATAATCAAAATCTGATTGCCCATTCCACGTCCCAGTACTCAATCCACCTCCTAAATCTAATATTTTTTTACCAGAAGTAATTTTTGATGAATTGTTCATATGCATATCAATTGCTTGTTTGGGCGTTTCTCCGCCAAACCATATGCCAAAATCCCATTTCGTATCTGCTGGCGGATCTGTTGCTGCCCATAATAATTTAAAATAACCTTTAATAAGAGGGGTACTCGTAAAAGATTCTTTAAATATATTTTTATTATTAATTAAACTATAAATTATACCATAAAATATAAAACTTATTAATAAAAGTATTACAATTAATGCTATAGTTGGAATATTATTTCTTAATTTTTTAAGAATAGGTTGTAATTTAAAACACGATTTCATATTATTGTATTTTATTATACAATATGTAAATATATTATGGGGGCTCTGCCATCTGTTGCACTTGCCGTTTCGTAAATTATAGAGCTAAAAAGAATATATCTTTAACATATAATACCATCTCCCCTTTTTCATACGGGGGTTTCAAAGGGGCAAGTGCAACAGATGGCGTGCCCCCTTTACCATTTAGACTTTTTAACATTTATCTTTGGCCCAGCCCCTCTCTTTTTCGCGCTATTTGGATCATACGATTCTTCTTCATCATCTGAATTTAAATCTTTGGATAAATCCCAAAATTGTTTTGAACCTAATTTAAAATCCGGATGATGCTCAGCCTTGTACCAAAATATTTGGTCTTGTAATTTATTCGATTTAGAATTGTTATTGATAACTAAGCATTCAAAATTTTCGGTACATTGATCCATGACCTGACAAAAAGACTCGAATGTGGGAAACATACCGGCATAATTTTCCCAAATACGACGACGGTTAGCAATATAGGGTTCTCTCAGAATAAATACATAATCAATATTGGTACGCAAATTAGGAGGAATACCGAGAGGGTATTGCATGGTGATAATAAGCATCACTTTCCAGTGCCGACCATTCATGAACAATAGACGCATGATTTTATCTTTCGTCCATGTCGCATCATACAGACAATCGTCTAAAATAACAAATGCACGAGGGTCGATATTACATTTCTTATATTTTTTAATATCGTTTTGAACCTCCTTCATGACTTGCTTTTGCCGCTTTAATATATTCTCTATGATGGCAGTATTGTATTCATCGTGAATAAAGAGTTTAGGCACATGCGAACTGTAGAATCCGTTACCAGCTTCTGTCCCAGATATAACTGTGCCAATGGGAATATCTTGATGATAGAATAGCAAATCTCTGACGAGATAACTTTTACCTGTATCACGCCGACCAATGAGTACTACAACGGGACCTTTATTTTCATCGGGCTTGAAACTAATATGCCGCATTTCAAACTTCTTGAGTTCTAATGTCATTTACGCCTTAATTATAGTTGGTTAAGAAAACAATGTCGTGGATTATTCGCACAATCCGCTTTCGCCGTGAAACAAGTTTAAAAGCGTGGAAAAACCGATGCGAATTTAAGAGGTTATTTATACTCTACAAATTTGTGCGATTTTTGGTTCAACCTTTTTCTAAAAGGTTGTGAGTTAAAATAACCTATAATTAAATATTAAGCACAACTAATGGAGTTTTCTTATAAAAAAAACGATAATCGAAAACTTTTCGCCTCTTTAGTAGAGAATAATACATTAGAAGTCTCACAATGTCAGAATTATATTCCTCTTTATGAGAAATTCTTCACTATTAATGAAACCAATTACAACTCGATTCATTTAAATAATTTATATTCTCTACAAAGTATTAAATCCAAAGAAACGGATAATATATGTAATGGTGTTGTGCTTAATCAAACCAATGGCAATAAAGAAAAGAAGGATATATTTTTTAAATTTAGTCCTCTACTCGATCCGATTAAATATTTGATAGGTAAATATGATATGAGTAATGCGGATTTGCTTAATTTGCCTACATACGGGGGCTCTGCCCCCCAACCCCCGTCGACAGAAGTAACAGGTACAGCCAATTCCGCTTGTAGTCGGGGGCAAGGGGGCAGAGCCAATTCCGCTTGTAGTCGGGGGCAAGGGCAAGTGCAACAGATGGGCAGAGCCCCCAGTGGAATTGCAGATCAAAACAACGCCGCCTATGTCGACGGATTCTTCAATTATTTAACCAGTCAAATGTTACATAAACACGGTTTTAAACATGGTATGGATTTTTATGGTTCTTTTTTGGCATTGAAAAACAACTTTTCAATAGATGTGTGTGATGATATTGATTATATGAGTGAATCTGATTTTTTTAACAAAAATAAAAATATTTTATACACGATTGATGAATCACAAGCCAGTCACTTTATAAATAATGATACTCGTAATTGTAAACCTAAATTGAAATTGGATTTATCTACTCTTGACAATGAAATAGGCTCTACTATTTTAGAATTGTCGGATATTAATGATCTATCCCAACTGGATACTATTTTTTGTTCTGCAAATAATGATTCAAATACTAATTTAAATTACAATACGGATATTGTATATGAATCGACAACTAAAGGTAAAGAAAATAAATTTGATAAAAATAGTGAAAATAATAATAATAATGATAGTAGATCATCGTGCTCATCACGATTTTCAAATACGGATGATGAAGACGAAGACGAAGGTGAAGACGAAAACGAAAACGAAAACGAAAACGAAGACGAAGACGAAGACGAAGACGAAGACGAAGACGAAGACGAAGACGAAGACGAAGGCGAACACAAAAATGTATGTGTGGATGATAACGAAATAGATGAAAATAAAAATGAAAAAAACAATCATATCAATAGTGAATCGTCATCATCATCTTCTTCTTCATACGACGATCAACAACTATTTGTTAAAATTAAAACATTTCCAGTTCAAGTCATCTCGCTAGAATGCTGTGAAGACACATTAGATTCATTAGTAGAAAATGAGGATGAGCCTTTAAGTGATGAACAATGGGAGTCTATTGTATTACAGATACTCATGACCTTAATTGCATATCAACAGTCGTTTCATCTCACGCATAATGATCTGCATTCTAATAATATAATGTATGTTAAAACCACCGAACCGTATTTATATTATAAAGTAGATGAAAAGTATTATAAAGTGCCGACATATGGTCGCATATTTAAAGTGATTGATTTTGGTAGAGCTATTTATAAATTTCGTGGCAATTTAATGTGTAGTGACAGCTATCATAAAGCAGGTGATGCTGCTGGACTGTATAACATTGAACCTTATTTTAATAGTAAGAAACCACTTTTAGAGCCAAATTATAGTTTTGATTTATGCCGACTAGGATGTTCACTTTTTGATGCGATAGTAGATGATATTGCTGATGTAGACGATATTACATCACCTATTTTGAAAATAATAACCGATTGGTGTAAAGATGATAAAGGTAAGAATATTATGTATAAGATGAATGGCGAAGAGAGATATCCAGATTTTAAACTCTACAAAATGATTGCCCGTCTCGTTCATCAGCATACGCCGTTGAATGTTTTACGAAACAAGCTTTTTAGTAAATATGTGGTTAATAAGAAAACGATGAAGAATGCAAAAGAGAAGAATATTGATGTAATGAATATAGATGAGTTGCCGTGTTATGTATAAACTACTTTTTATAAACTACTTTTTAGAAAAAAGTAGGTCAAAAAACAAGTATATAAATAGATATTTATATATCTATAAATATAGATATATGAAAATTGGAATACTTATTCCTTCGACTTCAAATGGTAGAGATTGGAAAACATGTAAAGAAACATATTTGTATACGATTACATTAAAATCATTTTTATTAACTTATGATAATGAACATAGTTATACATTTTATATAGGAATTGATCGTAATGATAAAGTATTAGATACACAAGAATTTAAAAATGAAGTAAATAGATTAGTAACTATATTTAAAAATATACGTGTCGAATATTTATATATGGATGGGATTGTCAAAGGACATTTAACTGTAATGTGGAATAGATTATTTAAAAAAGCACTGGATAATCAATGTGATTATTTTTTTCAGTGCGGGGATGATATCGAATTTAAAACAAAAGGTTGGGTTAATGATTGTATTCAGAAATTACAGGCGAATAATAATATTGGTTTAACTGGACCGATTAATAACAATCCACGAATACTGACACAATCTTTTGTTTCACGTAAGCATTATACTTTATTTGGTTATTATTTTCCAGAAGAAATAATAAACTGGTGTTGTGATGATTGGATAAATGACGTGTATAATGAGATAAATGCTTTTTTTCCATTACACCAACATTTATGTGTAAATATTGGAGGTGATCCTCGATATGTAATAAATAATGATAATACACTAAGACTAAATTTTAATACGAATGTTCGTAAATTGCGAGAAAAGTGTGCGACTATCGTGAAAAGAGATGTAATGCGTATAATAAATAAATATAAATAAATCTTAAAATCTAAAATCTAAAATCTATTTTTTCCCTAGATTTTTTTAAAATCTATTTTTGCCCTAGATTTTTTTTAAATCTATTTTTGCCCTAGATTTTTTTTAAATCTATTTTTGCCCTAGATTTTTTTAAAATCTTTTTTTGCCCTAGATTTTTTTAAAATATATTTTTGCC